AGTCGAAAGCTCAGTAATCGCGCCCGTCGTAGCGTTCTTGCTGATGGCTTTGAATCCATCTTCAGAGCGTACCGGACCAGAAAAAGTCGTATTAGCCATTTGAGGGCCTCCTTACAAAGGTTTCGCTCTAGCGTCTTGTAAGCGTCTGCTGGGTCAGTCTCTAGAGCTATATGTCCCAGAGGGTGGGGGAGAGTTGCCTCTCCCCCGTACTCTTACGCGCCCTTCGATCCGTACACGCAACGAGGATCAGAGTAACCGTAGCTATAACGCTCACGGGCTTTGAACCGTACGTTGCCGGTGTCGAAGTCACCTTCCATCTTCGTAGACATCGGCATACGCTCAAAGTGAACGAAGCCACGAGGTGCGTCCGTCTTAATGAAGAACGCATCCGTGTCCGTCAGATAATGGTTAACGACATAACCCTGCGGAAGCATACCCATGTTCCGCATTGCGTTAACGTCATTATCCGCCGTGCCTGGACGGAGAGTGGACTCAAGCAGACGATCCGCAACGAACTGAAGGTTCGGCGGGATAATCAGCTTCTGGCCACGAACCGAAACTTTGAGGCCGCGCTCATCGACAAAAGCTGCAATGTCGATCAGGGCATTCTCAAGGCTGGTTTCGTTGAGATCAGCATCGGTGCTGGGCTCGTTACGAAGCGTGCCGTTGTTGACGAGCGGATGGTCAGTAGCGCAAAGCTCCTTACCGTCGCCGCCAGCAAAGTTGCTATCGAAAGCATTGTTCAGCGTAGCCGCAGCTTTCACCTGTTTGGTGTTAGCCATGCTACGTGCCAGAGCTTTCGTATAGCGGGAGGCAAGGCGGTCATAGAGGTTATCCTCGATTGCTTCCTCCGTGATGGAGAAGGCAAGCGCGATAGTCTCATGCGTATACCGTGCCGTGTACGCTTCCTGCGCGTCGTCAAAAGTAACGGCAGAACCTTCCTGCTTAACGGGCGCAGACCCAAAGCCGGAAAGCATTACCTCTTCTTCAAAAGCACGTTCTGAAGATTCAGTATCGTAAATCTCTGCCGATTCATCTTCGTACCGGGCATACTCAAGGCCGAAAAGGGCGTTGAGACCAGGCTCTAGCTCTTTCGCTAGTTGGGCTCTACTAATAGCCATCTTCTAATCCTCCTATACGCCAGTAGTTGACGGAGTACCGGCTACGATAGCACCGTTATTACTGTTGAAGTGGTTATTCAAGCGTACAACCATGCCAATGCCTGCTGCCGCAAAGTCAGCGTTCTCAGGGTCGTCTACCCAACCCATAATCCGCATATGAAGAGCGGCTGTCGTGGCAATCGTGCTTACGGCCAAGCGGCCAAGCGAGACGCCAGTAGCATCCGTTCCAGTCGTTGCGGTTGAGAAATTAGCGTTGGCAAAAACTGCGGCACGCGCCGTAGCTTCGTTGGTCAAAGTTGCATCCGAAGCAATTACATAAAGCTGCATCGGATCGTCGTTGACATACGCTTTTACGGGGTGGTTGCTGTCCGCCCCAGATCCCGGCCAGTAGTTACTGAACACGGGTTTTCCAGTGGTGCTAGAAACATACTCGCAACCCTGAAACACACCAACCAAACCAACAGTCCCACCAGCGGCGGCGCCCACAACGTCAATAAACCCTGTTGCGAGGGGAATGACGGGCGTTCCGTGGTAAATCTTGTTGGTGTTGCCATTGGCAATTTCATAGAAGGAGTAGTTGTTAGTACCAGTGGAGTTAGAGCCACTACCCTGCTTCATCAGAGGGCGTAGACCAAAGCTTCCATTGCTGTTAGCCATTTTCTATCTCCTAGTCCTCGTTTTGAGGACCTCCAAAAGTTACACGAGATTGCCTATCAGGATTGTTGATAGGCATGGCCGGGTGTTGTTCACGAGCAAGCTCGTTATCAACAGCAGCCATTTGATTGCGGGTCATGTTTCGATAGTAATCGTTACGCTCATCCGCAACCTCTTCAGGAACTCTTGCAAGAAGAAGACCACCGACGCCAATAACTCCAGCATGTTTACCGTCCTCAATGGTCGGCGCTTCAAAGTCTGGGTATTCGTCGCCACGCACCAGTTCATATCCCTCTCGAGACCGAGCTGCTACGTTTTTACGGTCGTCAAAACCCATAACTTCTGACCGAATCCACCGATGCTTGTAACCATCTGGTGCGGGTGGTGCGTCCAACATGGACGGGGGCTTCCAAGGTTCCCTGCGTGCTTGCCTAGCACGATTTTCATTGGCTCTCGGCGTTCTCGTAGACTTTTGGCGAGATGTGTTCTCAGTATTCATGGTCATTCCCTCATTTCACGTATTTAGCATATTCCTCAAGCGGCACGTTCAGCCTCTTGGCTATAGCTACCTGAGATGGGGTTAACCGCACAGTTTTCCGTCCACTCTTTTTGCGGGATGCGGAAGATTCAGCCGACGCAACTTTTCTTCCCCCGTTTGATTTAGCCTTAGAATCAAACTTGTTTGGGAACTCGTTTCTAAGCCTGTTATCAATTTCAGCATAATATTCATCAGATGCCGGGTCAAACCCTTCATCTTCAACCATACGACGATGAATACCAAAAGCGGCGTATGTCATAACTTCGTCCTGACCAAACCACTCGTTTTCTTGTGCCCATTTTTCCGCTTTCGGATCAGGAGCGGCTTGCGGTTCCGCTTGAGGGGCCGCCTGCGGTGCCGGCGCTGCTTCTCGCTGGACCTCAACAGAAGACTCTTTAGAGGACTTTGCCGTGGTTTTCTGTAGAGTCAGCTCTGCCAAAGCCTCTTGGGCCTCAACGAGCTTGTCTATGTCTCCTGTTTCGTGAGCTTCCTTGAGAACGCGCTTTGCTGTTTCAAGTTCGCTTGAAACCCGGCTTTCAAACTGTTCGAGATAGTTCTTATCCAGAGCCTCCATGCGGCCTTTAAGATCCGCGTTTTCTTTCTGGATGTTCTGTGCGTATTCAATCGCACTCTGCTTCTGCCGCTCTTCCTCACGGAATCGCTTGGTTAATTCGTTAATACGGGATTTAACACCGGAACTGTAGTCCTCCAGTTCTCCTTCGTCCGCCGTGTCCGCTTCAGGCGCAGCTCTTGCTTCTTCGGCACTGTCCTCAGAGGACAGGTTCACATCAACCGAATCCTCTTCGGTGTCTCCAACGTCAATATCAGCTTCAATAGGCATGGATAATCCCCATGGTCGCTTTCTGCTTTCTATACATGTTTGATGTCGTCAGGCTCTAGGATAGTGGCGATCACTTCATCGTCGTTGATGATGCGGACTTCGCCGCCATCAATCCTGAATCGTGACCCTGCGTATCTTCCGATACACACCCAGTCGCCTTCGTTACACCAGTTGCGATCTTCAGCATCACCAAATTTAGACGGGTCCTGATACGCCAGAGGACCAACCTTCAAGACGTAAGCAACAACCGTCGCCAACGCTTCACGATCTCTGACTGCATCGGGAATAAGAATACCCCCTTCAGTTGCTGCCTTGCCCATGTAGGGCATCACAAGCAAACGCCAGCCGGTGGGCTGGGGGAGTCGCTCTTTGAGATTTTTAGTAACAAGAGAAGGATCGAGAACCTTGTCACTTTTATCTATGTAGGCAGACGCTGCGGATTTCTTTGCTTTCTCGGACTCTACTACGTGGTCTGGAACGTATAAAGTTTTCGTCATTCTTCCTCCGACGATTGCAGGAGATCTTTAATCTCCCGTTCTGCGAACTCCAATCCCTGTAATTCTCCCACGAGGTGCCGATAAGACTCCATGTCCTTTGGGCTCCCGTGCAGGATTGAGTCCTGGGTTAATTCTATGCGACTTTGTATACTCTTTAACAGCGAATATGCAAATGTCGTTGGGTCAGCCATCCTTAAAAGATGCCCGTAAAGTTTTTACCTTTGATTGCTCCGCCAACTGCGTATTTGATTGGGCCGCGCTTCTCTTCGGTCATACCACCGCGCATGTAGCCCAGTTCATCGACCATAGCGCCGCCCATGCCGCGCTTGTTGTCTTTTTCAGCGTCACGAAGAGCTTTCTCATAAGCCTTTTTCAAAGCGTCACCGGACAACCCGGCGGCAGTATTCGCACCGATTCCTTGAATATCAACGATGAAACTGCGTTTTTCATCATCGGACATTGTCGATTCAGTTGTGCCAGACTCCTCCATCAGAAAGTCCCCTTTCCACCGTTATCGTTATAGGTCAGGCCTTTGACTTGAGCAGGCGGCGCGCCTTTGATACGGGCCATTCCGCCATCGGCCATATCCATGACCTCATCCACAGAAACGCCCTCCATTCGAGCAACGACCTCCGGATTTTTCTTACGCAGAGCCTTCTGGCCCTCACTAAGTCCGCCCACTTCCATACGCATTTCATAGCCGCCCATGCCCGGACGGTCCATGTCGTTCATCATTTTTGCTTCTCGCATAAGACCACCGGCCTCCTTTTTAGAGATGTCCATCTGATCAGACATCTGGTTAACCATTCTACTTTTAGCCATTAGAAGACCCTCACTTTCATCATACCACCACGATTTGCACGTTTCACAGGCTTTACCCTACGAGGTGAGCCAGGAGGTTGGCCCAACTTTCTCTTCTGAGCTACCCTAGATTTTTTCTCAGACGCTGTTAGCTCTCCGGATGTCTTAGGCGTCTTCTTTGAAACACGCTTGCTGGGCCGGCAATAAGGCGTGCCTCTCTTCTCGCCTTTCTTCCTTCCGCAAGGTTTACCTGTTCGCACATCGACCCACTCTTCTTTGAACCAACGTTTGAGCGCAGCGCCCTTCTTTGTCTTGCGGACAGCCATCAGTATATCTTAACCTTCCGGCCACCATGACGAGCCATAACTGCTCCGCAGCCATTAGTTTTAACCGTGCCGCCGACAGCCCTTTTGGTTTTGTTACCCCAGTTGCTAGCGCCAACCTTTCGGCATTTAGCTATCGCTCCTGAAGCATACGCAGACGGAAACACCTTATAACGTGCCTTAACCTTTCGATAACAAGCGTCTTTCGTAGCCATTAGCACTTCCACCTTCTACGAGCTTGCCTGATACGCGAATTGGGATTGTTACGCGTCTTGGCAGAACTACGTTTGAGTTGACCCAAAGAACGAGCGCAGTAACTCTTCCGACGTTTTGCCGCTGCACTGCCCTTTTTAACCTTTCTGGTAACCGCTGTTTTAAGCTTGGAACCAGGGTTGGCCTTGCGATAGGCACGAACACCGCTCTTGGTCATACCCGCACCGCTCTTGGTGGGGCGGTAGTTTGCGCCCTTACCTTTAGTAGTGCGGCGTATGGCCTTGGCTCGTTTTCTAGCCATTTTGTTTCACGTGAAACATTACTGTTTCCCACTATACAAATTATCAAACGTCACAGACGGATCCATGTAACTTCCGTCAGACTCCGCATTATGTGTCCACTGACTTGGCTTAAAGTCAGGAGCTCCTTCACCTGTTTCCCACAAAGCGGGACTTGTTGCCCTAACCCGGTTATTGGGTAAAGCAATAATATTTCCGGTCCAATCTCCAGCGTCCGTAAGCTCAATTACATGGCTTTGCTTATGCTGGGCAGGATCGTCCGCGATAGATGATCCTGTGTAATCAACGGTAAACATATATTTACCTGTATAGAACTCACCGTCAATCTTACAAATCCAAGGACTAGAACTTGTCCTATCGTACTGCATGACATCGTGATCTCGAGAGCTACAGTCCCAAGGCTGCGCGTGGTGAGTAACCATTCTTTCTGGCCACTTTTCCAGTGGCGTGTCGGCCACGAGGGCGGTAATGGGCATTCTGGCCCACATCGCGCCCCCGTGTATGTTTTCCTCGTCCGTATCATCGCTTTCGCAACCTGTGAAGACTAGCTGAAAGCTGAGACATCGATCTGGAATCGTTGTTACGGCTATTGCCATGGCATGAAGAAACTCTCCATGATATTGCTCATGATTATGAGTAAATTCTTTTCGCACCCAGCAGTGAAAATGTGGGATGTTGCTTTGAAGATATGGCATTACTTGCGTCGAACACCACCACGGGCAAAACCTTTTTTCTTCTTAACACCACCACGGGCATAATTCTTTTTCTTCATGGCACCGCCACCCATACGTTTGGCCACACCACCTGTTTTACTCTTTCGGGTGCCGCCCTTTTTCATCCGGGTGCCACCTTTTTTCTTCTTCATAGCCATTTTCTTACTCCTTCCAGTAAGTTGTTTAGGGGTTTGTGATCTGGATATGGTCACTAGTTACCTCTTCCAGGTGCGCCTTGATTAATACGTTCGCGATTAACCTCGGCTCTTAGCAGGGCGATATCCTCCTGTGAGTCTATCTTGTCTGCGGCCAACTCTTCCTTAGATTCTTCCTTCGCCATATCAAACATCAGGCGTTGGTCGAATTCAGCAGCCTTGCGCTGTAAGTCTGCCGCCTTGATATCGAGTTCCTTAGACCGGAGCTCAACTAAGGGGTCTACTTCGCCCTCTGGCGGGGGCATGAGAGCCGCCATAACTTCTTCGGTGTACTGAGCTATAAGTTCAGCGACCTTGGCCTCTACGTCCATCTGAGGAGGTTGCTGACCTGTCTGCATAGCCTGCTCCATCATGGCCCTCATTTCTGCATCAGCAACACCTCGAGCCTTAAACGCAATATGTTCGCAGAGATGCGCCTGCAACAAAGCAAACACTGGCGGAGACGCCGCCGGAACTGGCGTTTTCATAAATATGATGTGCGCCGTCATGTGTGCATCATGATCCTGCGTCGGGAACGCCTGCAAATTCTCTTGAATAATCGATTTTGCGTTTTCTATGGCCGGATCAGTGGGCTGCGGTGGCGTAGGTGTCGGTAGCAGCGCCTCAATGTTATGCACGCCTATCGCTTCATAGATTCTGCGATACGCTTCGTGGAGATTATGCATCTGCGGATTAGTCTGCGCCAGCTGAAGCTGCGTTTGTGCGAGTGCCAGCCTTTGTGACATGGAGTAGATATTTGGATCAGACACAGGTATAACATCGACACGCTCATCAAAATCTGCCTGTTTTACGGTTGCTTCGGCACCGTACACATTATACGGATACATGGGCGGGAGAGATTCAGCAAAAACACGAGCTAACATTTTGAACTCTTGTTTCTGTGCGTAGTGAAGCCGCTTGTGAATTGCGGACATGACCTTGGAACCACGCTCAAGAAGAGCCACTGTAGTTCCAACAGCTGCTTGCTGGTTACCGTCACCAACCTGAAGATCCGCAATCGCCGCAAAACGGCGACCTGCATCCACAATAAACCCAAGAAGACTCATCAGAGTCTGGCTAGGTTCCTTGTACGGGAGCGGCATAATGCTTTCGCGCAGAGCGCCACCGGGAACATCAATATCACGAAACTCGCCAGGAGACAGAGGCTCATCAGAATCACGAATGCGAATACCACGAGCCTTAAAGCCAGCGGGAAGATTAGCAAGTGTACCAGCATCAATCAGCTGCCTCAGAATAGAGGTGGCAGAACGACCAAGGCCACCAATCATGTGCAAAAGGCCGAAACCATAAAAACCCAAGCCGGGCAAGAATTTGTAATGAGAGAAGTACTGAATCTTCTTGTAGTACTCGTCACCTTCACGCCAGTTTCTGCGAATTGCCAGAACTTTTCCGCTGCCCTCGTCAATCGTCACGATGTACGGAAGCTTAATTCCTGTTTGTTCTCCATCAATCGGACTCACGTGTTCAAAACCCGGCAGATCAAGATCGGTGTGAACCTCTAAAAGTGTGCAGTCTTGTTCATCGCCGCCAGCATGTTCTACGCCCTGAAGCTCACGTTCTTTTGAGCGCACTTCATCGTCAGACGCGTAGGCCGTTATGTCCACTTCGCGATAGAACCCCGCCGCTTGGTTCTTCCTGACATCGTTTGTGTTCATCCGGATTACGTGCGTAACACGCGAAGCAGATGAAAGGTCGGTTGCGTTGTACGGAACCAGAAGATCATCGGCAGGCACGAATTTTGAAACAGCGCGGTCTAGGATGTCGTCAAAGTAGACTTTCTTAAACGCGCTACCAGCCAGCGGTAAATAGAACAGCAGACGATCCATCTCAGGGTCGTACTCGTCCATAACGTTCATGATCTGGAAGTTCATAAACTCCTGAACACGCTGAGACTGCATCTCTACGTCTGGATTAGACGCGCCAACAACCTGGGTCCGCACGGGACCGGAACTGGGCAGCAATTCCTTGTAGGCCTGTGCCTGAAACTGTGTGACTGCTTCCGCAATCAGGGGATGCGTAACACCGCTGGACCCACGAAAAGGCTCGTCTCGATGTTCGTACTTGATGCCTAGAAGATCCAGACCCTCTGTGTAAGCATCCTCCCAATCCTGTCTGCCACCTTTGTCGTCCTCATAGTAGCCAATAAGCTCCATGGCGACTTCCATAAGGACGCGCTCGTCAAGAATTTCAGCTAGGTTTGCATCAGGCTCTGCCTGAAGCTCTTCTGCTATGGCGTCTTCGAAGTTGAAAAGAACAGACCCATCTTCCTCTTCGATAATTTCAATCGGGTCCTCGTTCTCGCCCTCTTCAACCTCAATCTCATCGTCTTCAAAATCTTCAACGGGCATCCCTTGAGACGGCATAGACGTGTCGATAAGTGAAATCGGTTCTCTTGCCATTATTTACTCACCTTCTTAATTTTTTCCACGGTTCTGAGGCCCCCCAATCCTAACATGCCCATCAACACAGGCATCATCTGTTCCATGTCCAATTTGGGTAGCTCAACCAAGTACCCGGTCTGGGCCATCACAAAAGAGGCCAGCGGAAAAATCAGAAAGTTGAAACACATCGCCAGCCCGCATGACCAGCCGATGAAGGGCCGCCAGCCGGCCACAAAGACAGAACGGTGACTCGCCTCTGCCTTGTTGATGTCAAGTTGAGCAAGGTCAATTTTAGCGAGATGCGCGGTCAATTGTGCCTCGATCTCGCGCTCTGCTTTAGCTTTAGCTTCTTTGTCTTCCGGCAGAAACCGTCCGATGACATCCGTCACCGCAGGAAGAATACTCGGAAGAAGCGCCTGTATCATTTTTTAACCGCCAAAAGTAGAAGAACGCCGAGCATGACCACAATCAACATCTCTCCAGATGAAAAAATAAAGCTTGAAACGGGCATCATTTCCACACCTCATTTTCCTTTAGCCATGTACGCGGTCATTCCCATGTACGCACCAATAACCCCCGCTTGGCCTATGTAAAAAAGCCCAAACAAATCGGACAAAGCCTTAATCCTTGCGTCCGGAAAGATCGGCAAGAACACGGCGGCAGTGAAAAATAGCATAGAAATCATCGCTACCCAAGCCATTCTACGCTGGGCATCTGCTTTCTCGTGTTTGTCAAGTGCTTCTGCGGCGGCTAACTCTGCATCCGACACGATTCCGTCTCCGTCAATATCAAGCGCGTTCTTGACGCTGTCTTTCTGTAACTTTTTCTGAACCATTTTACTTCCTCAACAAGGGATTATCTAAAGCTCTCTGTAATTTTTTGTCCTGACTCTTTTCAAACGTGTCTAATTTAGCGTCCACGCCATTAATTTTGTTATCAAAACGAGCTGATGCGGAAGATATTATACTTCTTATCACGGATTCCGCTTGACGCATTGCCTCTCTTGTTTCAGCATCAAGGGTTCGCGACCGTTTCTCTACGGCAGACATGCCTTCGTACAATTTTGTTGCGTCATCGCGCACATCTTGGCGCGTATCACGTACAATCTCCTGTATTTCTTGGTTTCGTACCCTTAAAGCGTCCATGTCTTGGGTTAAAAGGCCCATTTTTTCATCTAAAACGGCTAGTTTCTTGTCAAAACCGCTTAAATCAGGCGCAGTATAGGACGAAATCCTCTCTTTCATGTCCATATAGTCTTTATAGACCTCAAAAGCGCCGTATAAACCACCAATTAGCGTCGATAATGCCAAAAGAACGGCCACCATCTTGCCGCCTTTGAATTTTACGCCTGCAAATTCAACCTCTGCCATCTACCTGCTCCACTCAAGTCCAAGAAAGGCTTCATGAGCCGCGTTGGAAGCACCAAACACTTGGTAATCCTGAAGCGGGTTAGACAAACTGCGGTTATCCGTCAGGAATTCTTTTGGAAAAAACCCTTGCGTGTCTTGCAAAGCGGTACCAGTAGCGATCTTAGCCCCAATCATGTTCATCACCACCAGTGTCGTAGTCTGAGACGCCGCGTTGTACCGCTGACTTGGTGCGATTTTCTTTACAACCTTCTGGGCAGCGGCCTTTATCTTCTCTTGGCGCGTCTTTGGCTTTGGTGCGGGAGCCTCGGCTTGCGGACCACTGTCTGTTTCCGGCTGTTCCTGTTCCGATGACTCCGCCACGGGTTGTTCGTTCGGCTGTTCCTGACGTTGAGGCTCTTCAGAAGCACGTTCCTGCGGTTCAGGTCTGGGGGCCGCTTCCATTTCAGCCTCGATCTCGGCCTCTGCCTGCGCTTCTTCGCGACGTTGTTCGGGTTGCGGTGCGGCTACCGGCTGGATCGTCGGCGGCGGGGGCGCTTCGGGCGCCGGAGGAGGACCTATGTTTGCCTGCATGGGGGGCGGAGGCGCTTCGGGCCCTGGAGGAGGAGCCATGGGTTCAAGAGGCGGAGGCGCTGGAGGAGCCGCAACGGCCACCTGAACTTCATGGCGAGAAATCTGATCTAGGATCTGTTGCTCAACTACATTCTGATACGTAAACGTAAGTGAAGGCTCTGAGAATTTTGGACCGAAAAATCCAGAATGAAACCCGGCATCCACGCCGAATAACTCAAACTCCCCCGTCAGTATGCTAAAGCTGTTTTCCGCAACCGTATCTTCAAAGGTAAAAGTGCGAAGCCCGAAAAAGTCCAGTTCAACCTCGCGCTCAAACTTTTCAACCACCGTGTTCGTGTCGTCAAACAACGCTATCGTCAGGTTGAAGATGTCACGGCAGTCACCACGCTGCGTGATCGTAGCGCACGTAGCAAGAGTCGCGTTAGATTGATGACTGTCCACGGTCACTGAACTGTCCAGCGTAAACCCACGACGCACCTCATCTTCCGTCAAAGGCACATCAAAACTACTCGTATACGTCCCACCTCCGGCAGTAGCGTTGCCAGTGCAGAACTCTCCTGCCGTACAGCCTGTCGTTGTCGAAGACGTTGTGCTTCCGCTCGTCGTGAACGCAGACATGCCCGGAAGAACATTGTCCGTGGTCACTGTTTCAGCCGCCGCCGTCGAACAAAACAGAAAAAATGCCACAAGCCAGCGCATCACTCGTACTCGTTGTATTCAGGGAAAACAGGATTCGAGTCTGGCGTCTCCGCAACACGGATCAAGGCTCCTTGTGGAGCCCTGTCCGGGTTCTCCAGCCACTTCTCCTTAGCCTCATCACCGATCTTGCCCTCAAACGGACACGGCGTACCGGCCATCCACAACGCGTCCCAGACACGAACTTCCTGGCACAGCAAACTAATGCCAGCGACCTTCAGGCCCATGCCGTAAACAGCTCGAGCCAGCTTGATCCGCTCACAATTCAAGTCACGCGTCGTCGTTCCGCCAGACACACCAAAAATGCCCGTCTGCACGGCACCACTAACGCCTGTTTGACAGACATCAGAGTTGTTGACGACTATCGAAGGGCTGGACGCCGTTGGCGGCGTCTTATCTACTACCGTGGAACTGCTGACCGTGGCAGATGTTACAGTGTCCACGGCTTTAGCCGTTGTTGCGATAGAAAGAACCGCCGCAAACGCAGCAAGCCCAATCCATCTTAACATCGCTAAATGACGCCTTTTTCCTTCAGAATGAATCCGGCAGCACCGCCCACGATGCCAACAACGATAACGATAGGCTGACCTACCAAAACGCCAATGCCAACAACCGCTCCGCCAATCGCGGCGTAGCTCGAAGGCTCCTTCATTCGACTAACGATCCAATTCACCGGAATCTCCTAATAATACTGTCGGGGATGTACCAAGGGCGAAGGTTCGTCGTCTTCATCGTCACTGTCAAGGCGAACAAAGCCGCCTTTACGGTATCTGATAAGCGCCATCGACATGCTGTCACAGTAGTCATCGTAGTCGCCATTCGGAAAAGCCGCGCACTCGTCAATCACTTCTTCCGCGAATCTCTTCTCCGGAGCCCACACCCTCCCAGACTCAAACATCGGCGCAACCGTATGCATCCGCGTATGCTTGTCATTGCCCCTAGACGGTGTGTAATTAATAACCGGAATACCCATCGTCCGTAACTCGTCCGTGAGCGGTGTACCACTGGCCTTGGCCTCAATCAGCACCATGTCCGGATCCCAGTACTTGTACTCCTCCATCGCATTCGCCTTCAGTTCCGGAAAGTCCCAACGACCCTTCTTCGCATCCAGCAAAATGATGTTGTCCGGACCACCGTCCATGGGCTTGAACACACCCCACGTCGTAATCGCAGAATAGTCCGCCGTCTCCTTCTTTGAGAACGCCGTATCATAAGACTGCATGATATAACTAATCTCTGGAACAGAATCCTTCTCCCACGTGTTCCACCACTCCTTCTTGATAATCGCGCCTTCCTCGGCAACAGGATTCTGCTGCCACTGCGCGTTCCACTTGCCCAAGGACAACGAAGCCTTGACCCTTAACAACTCATCCTTCTTCCAGAACTCAGGCCACAGAAGATTGCCACTCGGCAGGATCGCCGGAAACTCCACAATGTCCCACTGGTCAGACATCGAATCCGACGCCTGCGCCTTGACCAACTTGCCGGTCAAATCCTTCAAGGACCACCGCGTCATAACCACAACTATCGAACCACCAGGCTGCAAACGCTGACGAGGACCAGACGTATACCACTCATACGCACTCTCCATCGCCGTCTCAGACAACGCATCCTGCTCCGAATGCGGATCATCAATAATCAACAAGTCCGCACCACGGCCCGTGATCGCACCACCAACACCAGCCGCGTAATATTCACCGCCCTGACCGGTCTCCCAGCGACCAGCAGCCTTTGAATCCGCACGCAAATCAACCTCCGGAAAGATCTGCTTGTAAACATCCAACTCCATAAGGTTCCTGACCTTACGACCAAACCGTACCGCAAGCTCCGCCGTATGCGTCGTCTGAATAATCTTCAATTCCGGATTCTTGCCGATCAACCACGCCGGCAACAGATAACTCGCAAACTCACTCTTCGTGTGTCGCGGAGGCATATTGACAATGATCCGTGAACCGGGGTTCTGCGCCAGCTTCTCAAATTGCCGCGCAACTTGCTTATGATGACTCCCCTCAATGAAACCATCATAAACATGCTTCACAAACGCCATAAAGTCTTCACGGGCTCTTTCCCTTACAGAAAGCGTCCGTTTCGCTTGCTCTAAAGCAAGGACTTCGCGCAAAACCTCATCGGAAGCGTTCAACATGTGTATTCTATATACTACGAATAATGCAAAAGGAACCACGGACCATGGACAACATAGTCGATCTCTTTGGATCAAATGAAGAACCAGAGCCGCTACAATGCAAGGGATGTGGAAGCTTTCGGTTCTTCCTGTATCCAGAAAACGTGGCCCAATGTGTCGAATGCGAAAAGTATCACGGCTTGGTCAGGCTAGGGCCGCTGTATATCCACGAACTCGAATGAAAATATATACGCGAAAAATTGTGGGCGTTTCGGTTTTCAAATGAAGGTGGGGGGCCTGGCTGGAGGAGCACGGTTCGGGGTTCAATGGAAATTAGGCCTGATTATATTTCTAAAACAGTATTTCACCCCTCGCTCTGCTCGGGGTGCCCAGCGCCCGACGCGCACCCGCCTCGGTCGGTCGGGCGGAGGTCAATCGGCCTCCGCCCTAAGTACCTAGTCGCCTGACTCATCAAGCTTGGCTGCCCAATCTATGATGAGATTGGCGTACTTTTCTTTATCCTCATCAGTCGTCGCTAGCCAATGTTTCGTATTGTAATACGTGATCTGGTCGCGAATGATGTTTCTGGCAGTGTAATGCATCATTCCTCTCCGAACTTGGCAGCCATTGCCGCGCTTATCTTCTGACAGATATCGGAAGCTAGAATCTTTCCTTCGTCGGTTTCGTTAAGCTGCATCAGCGACAGGCCTGTCATGTTGAACTTGTCTTCCATAGCGTTCCAGTACGCCATTTTGAAATCCACTGTTGGATCTTCTGCGCGGAGCTCATTAACTTGATCAATTAAATCTTGTTCAGCTTGTCTGCTCATTGTCTTTCTCTCTTTCTTGGTTAGTGGGCGCGGCGACCATCGCCGCGCCCTAGTGGTTACTTGATCAATTCAACGCGTGGGGTTTGACCCTTGCGGGTGAGACCATCAATCTCTTCTTCTGTCGCGCCAAGCTGTATCAGAAGCTTAATCGCGCCCTTCTTATCGAAAGAGTTGGTTGGTTGCATACTTAACTTGATACCGTGGGCAAACCAATCAAAAGCACCATTCGTTTTTATAATGCTTTTGAGGGTGGATAAATCTTCTTTGATCTTGTCATTCTTGGCATGAATTTTAATAAACTCCGCAGCAGCTTGTTTCTCGCTTCGAATGATCGTTTTGTTGTTTAATGTAAAGTGTTTCATGTCTTTCTCGCTTTCTGTTTTGTTATCGTTCGTTACAACAACATTGTTGTACCACGCTATCCCATGATACCGCAACCCATAAAATGCATTTAACTGAAACTAATTTCAGGCCTAACGGCGCGGCAATAGGCGAGACCAGGCGAGAGCTCGAGCAGGATATTATCCTGGTACTACTATACCAGACGCGGCGCCTGGTATAGTAGTACCAGGCGCCGCGTCTGGTGCCGGCGGACCGGCCTCGAGCCAAGCCCGACCCGACCCGACCCCGACCCGATGCCCAGCGCCCGACCCGACCGGGCACAAAAAAGGGCGACCCGAAGGTCGCCCAGTTGCGAGAAAGTTTGCCCGACTATTTCATGATTTGAACCCTAACGTCGGGCCGAGAATCTGGTCCGCGATCATCTGGCCACGTTCCACGGCCTTCGCGTGATTCCATTTCGATGGGTTGATAAAGCTTTCGGGATAGTCGGCTTTCGCATCCTCTTCGCTGTCGTAAACTTCGGTATGCATAACCAAGCCGGAACCGTCGCACTCGTGGCAATCGCTTTCCTTAAATTCATCGACAGCGATCTGGTGTTCGTGGATTCCGTAGCCATCGCATTCGGGGCATTGGGTGTGAATTTCGTATTCCATGTTTCGCTCCATCGGTTGTTGACTTCTATTTTATATCATGGGATAACATGGGGGTCAACAACACATAGGAGAAAATTGACATGGCAAATCCACTAGGCAAAGGCCGCAAAATCGAAAACCCATATGCGACGTTTAAGGCGCACCATCCGGATCTCGGGCATTGGGAAATTCGGGTTTTGAAAACCCATAAGCTTCCCAAAAACGAAAACGAATATGACACGTGGTACACCGCCGGAAAATCGGACGCGACATATGGGTCGTGGGAATATGGCGATATGTACAAGTCAGAAATCACTCGCATGGGGTTAGTCTATGCCTCGCCGGAATTCACCGAGGCCTACCGCGACGACCCGGCAATTCCTGTGGCCGACTAGTCCATCATTTCCCAGGAGATTGGGGAGGCCTTCGGGCCTCCCCTTTTTTGTGCCCGGACCAGGCTCGAGCCTGGTCTGAACTTGGTTCGGGCCGAGCTATCGCCCGGCCCCAGCGCCGGGCTGCCGGGCTCGAGACCGGGTCAGCTCCCGACCCGACCCGACCCGACAACGGGGCAAAAGAAAAGGGCGACCCGAAGGTCGCCCGATCCCCGAACCTAGCAGCTGGCACAAAAGCGGCTAGGCCCGATCCCCGACAAGGTTTCCCCTGTCACTCCCGATTATTGAACTCGTGAAACGAACCACAACCCTCATAACCTTCGTGGATATATCCGCCCTCAAAATCAAGGTCTGGCCACTTATCCCACAGCGCGGTGATCACCTCGCGGGGAGTGTCCCACGCGGTATCAAACCGATACGTCGCCTGCTTTATGTTCATGCCTTCGTAGTCTTCGATTTCTACCGGACCTTCATGATGGCAAGCGTTCCACTTGGTCCCCCAATTTTCGGATTGCCAATCGTACCAGTTCGGGATTCCCTCCGCTGCGCACCGCTCCTTGTCTTCTTCTGACAAGTTATCGCGGAACATATTTTCGGGCGACGGTATCACCTTCTCAAAATCCATTTCGTCTCCCATGTGCGCGATGAACTTGTCAACGTCCTCCGGTTTGCCGACGACGTTTAAGATGTTGCTTGTCCAGTTGGGCATCACGCTACCTCCCTATTTTTAGCGCGTTGCGTTGCGAGTAGATCATCAAGCGGACCCTCCATCTCAATGCGGTGGGTTGTCGGAAAACCGTCTGCGGCCATAGGAAACGTATGGCCCCAATCAACGGACAGAACCGTGACGCGAACGTCTTCGCCTCCGGACGTAATCTTATACCAGTACTCGCAATCAGAAGCGTATTCCCACGGTTGCTGATCTCCAATTAAACGAACGCCTCCGCCGACAGACTTGTTAGCTTTAACAAACGAGGCCGCGAATTCGTCGGCCTCGAACCGTGGCAAATCCCACGCAAACCCCTTCGCGTCTTTTATCCAGACGAGGCCTCCGCCTTCAAAGGTTTCTCCATTATGAAGGCCTCCGGTATAGGGATATCCATCATGGTGCTTGTAAACGTGAACTTCTGACCTGAGACGGTAGGTGTTAGCGAAGTCGTCAGAATCGTAAAAAGTGTAAATTGCTCTTGTGGACATATCGTCCTCCATTGGTTGTTGACAGTCAGAATGTCCCATATATAATGGATCACGTCAACAACCAACGGAGCATGAAAATGCACAAGCTTATTTTTAAAAACGACAAGGCCGGAACGCTGGCCAAAATGCTAGAGCATTCCAACGCGAACAAGCGTCGGATTCCGTACACACAAAACGAGACGGAGGATCAAGGCCTTTGGCTTGTTAAGGATGAAGGCATCTATTTGATGTCGCCAACGGCGGAGAACTTCATCATGTCAAACGATGTCAACACCGTGGTCTATGCGCGGGGATACAAACCCACGAAGACAAACCGAGACACCTTATGGGACAAAACCCACGCGGTGAGCGGTGACGACTTCGCGGAGTTCGTTCGCCTTACGCCCAACATGGTTCGCAATGTGCTTCGCGGAAGTGACATCACCATCGAATTGAGCGAGACGCAGATGGCGGTGACAGCATGAGAAACCTTGATCCAAACTATGGCGACAATACGGCGTGCGATTGTTGCGGTCGCGTTTTCGACGTTCGCAATGAGCCGCACGAAGTGATCGGCGACAATTGGGTTTGCGGCAGTTGCGTTGAATACTACGACGAGGAGGAGCTGCGGGAGCGGCTCCTCTCCGCTAATTTTTGGGGCGCAGTGTGCCAGAATCTGAGCGCCAATTGACATCTGGGGGAGGCGGATCTACCGTCTCCCCTTACCTCCCTGACGGGCGGACCGGGCTCGAGCCCGGTATTCCCCCGCCCGACACCTTGGCCCAGGCCCCGCGCCTGGGCTTTTTTATTGGCCCGACCCGACCGACCCCGACCCGACCCGACCCGACCCGACCCGACCTGGCCGGCGCTCGAAATAAACCCGACCCCGACCCGTTGACACATCCTGGGAAATCATGGTATATTGACCCCGTCAACAACCAACGAGGTTTATCATGCCTAAGTTTACCAAGTTCTTTTCCACTGATAGCGCGAAAGCGATCAAGGCCGACAAGTACGGTTGGCTAAACGCAATCAACTACATGGCCCCGCACGATACCGCAGGCGTTGGCAATCTTTGCCCGAACGCAAGCGAGGGTTGCAAGGCCTTGTGTCTCGGAATGTACAGCGGCCAAGCCGCAATGGTTACCGATCTCGAAAACGGGACGAACGCCGTTCGCGAAAGCCGAATTGCCAAGTCTCAATATTTCATGGACGAACGCCAAGCGTTCATGGCCGAGATGGCGGGTCACGTTCGCGCCATGATTCGGAAAGCGGGTCGCGAAAACAAAAAGCTGGCGGTTCGCCCCAACGGATCCACGGACATTGCTTTCGAGCGGATCCCAACGGACAACGGCCAGCCTTTGCCAATCCGGTTTCCGGAAATACAATTCGTGGATTACACCAAAAGCGTGCGCCGCGTGTTAGACGCTAATCGGCCAGCCAACTATCACCTGACGTTTAGCCTATCCGAAACTAACAAGGCGGAAGCCGAACAAGTACTCGCGGCTGGTTTCAACGTCGCGGTAGTATTTGGCGCAGGCCAGCCAGCCACGTTCATGGGTCACCGCGTGATCGATGGCACGGAACATGACTTACGACACTTGGATCCGCAACCCGTTATTGTCGGGCTGGATCCGAAGGGCAAGAAAGCGAAAGCCGACACTAGCGGTTTTGTTGTGCGGGGGTATTAAAATGGGGGAATTATGTTTTGATATCGATCTTCGTTTGTCCGATGATGAAAACGTTCGTTTAGAAGTTACCGAAAATTATGAGGGGGATAAATACCACGTTGTGGTATTTATCGACGGTGATCATTGGAACACCGTAGGCCTTAGTAGCGGGAATGAATTACTTAAATATATGTCAGCATTTAATACGGCGCCGGTTGTTGACACTTGATGGCGCCGCCGGTGGCTGGGTGCACCTGGCCGCCGAACCCCGGTCAGATTTATCTGGCCGGGGTTTCCTATACCCCTGGCCCAGGCCGATGGTCTCGAGGACCAGGCTGGCCAATCCGGCGCCGGGTGTATCCGATCAGAAACTCTTGGAGCCCGAGCTGGTCCGACCCCGACCAGAGGCACGGCACCATGGTCCCTGGCCCCGACCCGATCTCCTGGGAAATGATGGACCCCGACCCGACCGACCCAGACCCCGACCCGACCGACCCCGGTCCATGGTCCCCGACCCGACCCGACTTGAGCCCGTGTTCCGCTAGCTCCCGACCCCGACTCCCGTCAAACAAATATAGGTTCGACTGTTCGAGGGCCTTAACAAGGAAGAAACTTACGCCCCCCGACTTGCAATAGGCGAAATTCCAAGCGACTTGATGGGCTGATACATTTACGCGGTTAGTTTTGGTCACTTTAAGTTCTAACCAGAAAGGAAGGCCTTCCGCGCATATGTGAACGTCGGGTATCCCGCCGCCGAAGCGGTTTTCAATCCGTGTGGTGTGCCAGCTTTTGGGGAAGTTCGCTCGAAGATTGTTCCATAGAAGCGTCTCCGGTTTCTGTGTCATTTATCACCTCGTAATCAGCATCTACAAACACGCTTGGGTGCGCCTGCCTAAGTTCAGATAATCGGGATTCGATCTCGTCGCGGCTCATGTTTTCGATAGCGTGGAAGTGATTCGTCTCGCGTCTGTCGGTCGTCAATCCGCCCAGCGCCGAACGCGTCTTCTCCGCGTTGATGGCAGCAGAGAACTGGCCGGCCTCTTCGGCGTTTTCCGAAAGTTCGCGCAATCGCTTCAACTGCCCCATCAGGGTGACGCCATACTTTCGTTCGCGCTCTTCTCGGAGTTCCACAACGTACTCCGCAACGTGCGGGAAATCTTTCGTGTTCAAAAGTTTGTGCGCTTGGATCTTCGCAATCCCGTTCTTGTCAGAGTACCCGGCCAGCCGGGCGCACTCGGCATTTGAATGCGTTCCATCCACGTAATGTCGGGCAAAAGTCTTTTGTCGATTCGTAAGTTTGCGTCCGTGCGCTTCCTCGATCTCTTCAGCTTTTGAGTCGATTCGACGTTTCATGTAAGTAACTCCTCTATACGGGCTTTCTCAAAACTAACCCCGTTTCCAACAAGGGTCAAACAGCTCTTTGGCTAGAAAAGTGTAACGGGAAGGTCTAAACTGTAACGAAGTGTAACGGGAAGTGTAACGACTACTTTTCAACCAGATCAACGGTTTAACCACTGTTTCCAGGTACTCGTCACACTTTTACACTTTTTTTCACCCATATTTTTATTTTCAAAACGCTTTTTTGAATTTGCCCGTATATATGTGACGGGAAGCATTTGACCTTGGTCCATGTTTCATGCTACCTTTACGAACTACCACGTTTCTAGAAAGGAAGAAAGATGAGAAACCACGTTATTTCCCTTTACGATTATACGGGCGAGGCTTTGCGCCCTTGGGCCGAGGCTGGTTATCAGTGCTTCGCCTACGACATCCAGCATGACGGTGAGCGGACGGAAGGCAACATCACCTACGTCCACGCCGACCTTTACAATACGGACACGCTTCTTGAGATCATCGGTCGCCACGGGACGGGGGCGTGTTTCATGTCCGCTTTCCCGCCTTGCACAGATCTTGCTGCGTCAGGTGCGCGGTGGTGGTCCAAGAAGGCGGAGGCCGACCCGTTATTTCAAGACAAGGCCGCTGCCCATGTTCAGCGGTGTATGCTTGTTGGTCAGGCGTTGGGTTGCCCGTTCTACATTGAGAACCCCATTGGTGCGTTGCCGCGTTTGTGGCGCAAGCCGGATCACAAGTTTGATCCGTGCGACTACGGCGGGTATCTTCCGGAGGACGACGTGCATCCGCGTTGGCCTGACGTTATTCCCCCGCGTGACGGTTATCGGAAGAAGACTTGTCTCTGGACAGGTGGCGGTTTCAATATGCCGCGCCAGAATGCGGTGGCGCACAAGACGCTGACGTATGACCGAGCTGATCCGAAGAAGGGACGCAACTTCTCGCCCGTTCATGGTTTGACGGGTGGCAAGTCTGCGAGGACGAAGAACATTCGCAGTGCTACCCCGCGTGGGTTTGCACGGGCGGTGTTCTTGGCGAATGCTGACTACTCGTGGAAGACGATAGGCTATGCGGGGCGTGGCGAAGTCGTTTTGGGTGGCGTT